AGAAGCTGTTTGAAGCCCTGGAGATCCACGGCAGGCAATTGGCCGGCCTGTCCTGTGCGCCGAAGGTGTGGGTAGTGGATGCCGGGTACAACTTTGAAACCGTGACAAGATTCTGTCCGAACGCCGCTCGACTCTGCGGCTTGCCGGCAATGGCATTCTGGGGAAGCGGCTGGAAGAACTACCGGCACTTCTCCAAGACGTTGAAGCCTGGGCCGCAGCGGGAGATGATGGGCGTACACGGCGACCGGGGACCGAACGGCAACCGGCGCGAGTGGGTCGTGTGGCACGCCGACTACTGGCGCGAGATTGCGCAGAAGGCATGGCTGGGGTCCGTGGGTTCCCCGGGCAGCGTGTCGCTGTTCAAAGGCCATCATGGCGAGTTTGCCGCGCAGGTGGCCGCTGAACCCATAGCCAAGAAGGGCATAGGACTGTCCGGCAAGCTGGAATGGATCTGGAAGCGCGGCCCGCAGTTGCATGACTACGGCGATGCAATGGCGATGGCCTACGCGGGCGCTGGCTGGGCGGGGATCGGGACGGGGGGGATAACCCATCACGGAGAGAGGCCAAAAGCGAACGTGGTAATCAGGAGACCGACGAACAGAACGCAGTAACAACAACGGCCCACCGGGGGGAGGCTTCACGCTGAGCCCCGGCGCGGCAACTGGAGGAAGTATGTCGAAGAAGCACGCGCAGCAGTACACGCACCGAGACCCCGTCGTCATCAATCGCGATCCGGTAATTGATCGGCCACCGTTGCCGACGGTAATGATACAGGGTCAACATTGTCCGCATTGCAAAACCACAACGCCAATCTGGGAGCAGGGCGGGACCAGCCAGCCGAATATCGAGACGCGGGAAATGTTGAGGTGGAGGCGGTGCCGGGATTGCAAGAAGACGCATTGGCAGCGGGTAGCTATGACGCCGGAGCAGGTGCGGCAGTATTCGTTGCCGGAGTGAAAGAGAAGCGGCGGGCCTATAGAAGCCCGCCGCCCGTGCTATTCCTTTGGCGCAATAATAAAGAATCGTTTTCTATTCCTAGAACACCACCCGCCCCGCCCTATTGACACGAGCAAATCAGCGGGCGGACAATTGCGGCATGACAGAGAATCTCGGTTTCTTGCCGGCGTCCGTGACCGCGGGTGAAACGATTTGGGTTTCCGCCGCCAACACGAATCAGAGTTCTGTTGACATCATCATCCCCAACTACACGCCCGCCGCTTACACGCTCGCCTACCAGTTCGCCGCCGCGACCCCGATCTCCGTCGCCGCCGTGGCGAACAGCGGCAACACCGGCTGGACGCTGACCGTTACCTCGGCGCAAACGCTGCTCTGGAAAGCGGGATCAATCAATTTCGCGGCACTCGCAACCGAGATAGCCGGGACTGCGCGAGTGTTCGCCGTGGATGCCGGGTTCATCCTTGTTGGCAATTCTCCGCTCGCCGTATCGCAATATGCCGCCGCCCTTGCTGCCGTAGAGGCTGCGCTTGTGACGTATGCCGGCGGGCAGCGCTCGTTTACGCTTGGGGATCTCAGCGTTACTTACAACTCGATTTCGGAACTGTTGGCTCTCCGCGATTACTTCAAGGGCGAAGTTCAGAAAGAATTAGCCGGACGCGGCAAGCGCATACTTCGTACGAGGTTCACATGAGATGGCCGTGGAGCAAAAAAAACAGTAAGCGGATCAGCGGGCATGGAATGCTGTCCCGTGGGTTCGCCGCCGCGCAGGTTGACCGGCTTCTTGCCAACTGGAAGTTCGATGGCGGGTTCACAGCGAACGAAGTGGCCTCCGGTCTCGGAACGATCCGGGCCAGGTCGCGGCAGATGCAGAAGGACTCTCCGCACTATCGTCGCTTCCTGCAACTGGTGGCCGTGAATCTAGTCGGCGAGGGGTTTACATTCAAGAGCACCCCCCGCGATGGTGTCCCCGGCAAACTGAGGATTGACGAGGAAGCGGCGAGTCTCATAGAGCAGCATTTCTGGCAATGGTGTAACACTCCGGCCTTCTGCGATTCCACGGGAAGAAAGACCGTGGCGCAGATTGACCGACTGAACGCGAAGACGTGGGCGCGTGATGGAGAGTATTTTATTTGGATGCAACCAGCACAGAATCCATATGGCATTACGCTCAGAGTGGTCCGGCCTGACGCTTGCGACCACACTTACAACACCGATCTCAGCAACACGTCAATCGTTCGGTGTGGTGTTGAGATGAATCGGAACACCCTCAAGCCGACTGCGTATTACATGCACACCACGCCCGACTATGCCTATGTCATTGGCGGTCTTGGTCCGTTGGTCCGAATCCCCGCGGCGCAAATCATCCACGGTTACACGCAGGAAGACGAAGACCAACCGCGGGGTGTGCCGTGGGGCCATGCGGCTTTGCAAAAGCTCAAGATGCTCGATGAATACGATCGGGCGGAGTTGACCGCCGCACGCGATGAAGCGTGCAGCGTGCGCAGTTACTATGCGCCGCAAGGTCAGATGGACGTGATAGCCGATCTGACGGCTTCCGACAATTCAGAAACCGCAAACGCTTTGACGATGGAGAAGGAGCCGGGGCAGGCAGAAATTCTGCCCATCGGTTGGAAACAGGAGATACATACACCTCAGCACCCGAACAGAGAGTTGACACCCTTCAAGGCTTCAATGCTCAAGGACATCTCGTGCGGGCTTGGATTGGAGTATGCAAACTTCGCCAACGATTGGTCCGCCGTCTCTTTCTCCTCGGTTCGTGCCGGAACGATCTCCGAAAGAGATTCGTGGAAAGTATTGCAAGATGACATGATCGCGCAAAGCAAGTCGCCTGTGTTCAGAGCATGGCTGGCGTCCTTTCTTTCGCTTGCCGCATCGGGAAACCTACCCCAGGCAAAGGCGCAGAAGTTCATGGATCACGAGTTCCGTGGAAGACGCTGGATGTGGGTAGATCCGGCCAATGACGCCAAGGCGCGAGAGTTAGCCGTATCGCATGGCTGGGAGACGAATACGCAAGTCACTGCGGACATGGGCCACGACTTCGCGGATAACTGCGACGAATTGAGGGTTGAAGAAAAGCAAAGCGAGGGGCTAAAGCTCGGGCCGGTAAATCCTAACGGGGTTCCGGCGCCTGTGGTTGAAGCAGTAAATGCCGACAAAGGAGACATGACGAAATGAAGACACGCGCCAAGAAAAGCGAGAAACCCGCAAAAGAGGAACAGCGGCCGGACCTGATGATTAGGGCCGCCACGGTGGAAACGATAACAAGCGAAGACGGCAAGAACAAGACCGTGCGCATGAGCGTTTCAAGCGAAGAACCCGTGCTCCAATACGCATACGTCAACGATCAATGGCAGCGGGTGTTTGAGATTCTCGATCACTCGCCAAAAGCGTGTGACATGAGCCGATGCAAAGACGGTCTCGTTATTCTGGACCGTCATTATGGCGACCAGATCGGACTTATGGCCTGCGAACTGAAAGAAAAGAAACTCTCTGGGGATGTAGCGTTTTGCACGGGCAACCGTGCTCAGGAAATCGCGGCAGACGCGGCCAAGGGACTCCGGCGAAACGTCAGTGTTGGCTACACTGTGGACGCTGGTAGTTATCTCATCGAGGGCAGCAAGGACGGAATCCCGGTGGTACGGGCTATGTCCTGGATGCCGTACGAGGCGAGTTTTGAGCCGGTCCCCGCGGATACAACGGTTGGCGTAAATCGCGCCGCCGAAACCGTCGTGACAATCACGACACAAGCAGAGGAGAAGAAAATGGACCCGAAACTGTTGGAAGAAATTGCGGCCCTCCGAAAGATGATCGAGGACCAGAGCAAGAGCGCGGCTGAAATCGTTTCGCTTCGCGCTAAGATCGCGGAGCTTGAAGCCCGCAAGGTCGAAAAGCCGGTGGTTCCGCAGATCGACCAGTCCGCGATCGTGCCGCTCGGTGGCGACGCGAAAGAGCAAGCCAAGATCGTCCGCAAGTACAGCCTGATGAACGTCATCCGGGCCATGTGCGGCCAGAAGGTGGACATCCAGTTTGAGCGCGAAGTGGGTGAGGAATCGGCCAAGGTTTCTCACAGGACGGCCAGTGGTATCATGGTTCCCCATGCCGTTCTCGCCACCCGCGACGTGACGAAGTCCGGAACTTCCAGCGCGTCGATTGCGACGGACCTGCTATCCGCTGAGTTCATCGACCTCCTGCGGACCAACACCATCCTTTCGGGGCTTGGCGTCCGGTTCCTGTCGGGGCTTGTCGGTGACATCGCCATCCCGAAGTTGACCGCCGGCGCCACCGGGTACTGGGTCGCCGAGGCAAGCGACATCACGGAGAGCACTCCGACAATGGGGCAGGTGACGGGCAGTCCGCATACCTGCGGGGCATTTGTGGACATTTCGCGCCGGATGATTCAACAGTCAACTCCATCCGCCGAACAGTTCATCCGCAACGAGATTATCGAGCGCGTGGCCCGCACGGTTCAGATCGCCGTGTTTGCTGGTGCCGGAACGGCGGAACCGTGGGCGATCACGCACACGACCGGAATCAACAACCCCAGCGTGACGCAGGGCACTCCGACCTATGCGGAACTGCTCGGGTTCCCTGGGAACATCATGAGCGACAACGCAAGCGCCGACAACATGAAGTGGGCGATGACCGGCGAGGTCTGGCAGAAGCTGGCCGCGACGTTCACGGATGGGACCGCCAAGGCGGAACATGTGCTGGACTACAACAGCAAGACCTGCCTCGGGTTCCCGTACCTGGTAAGCGAAGACGTGGGCGCGAACAGCCTGTTCTTCGGCAACTGGGCAATGGTTGTCGTTGGCGTGTGGGGTAACGGAGTTGACCTGAAGGTTGACGACGTGACTCTGGATCTGTCGGGCGGTGTCCGGCTGATCGGGTTGCAGGATGTGGACGTGATGGTCCGCCACGGTCAGGCGCTCGCGTACAACGCGGCGGTGACGAGCTAGTCAACTCGGGGCGGATAGGAAATCCCCGTCCGCCCCATTTATCAACGCAGGAAAACGAAGGGACAAAGGAACATGAAGAAACTACTGATTGGAATACTGACGGTCTTGATGTTCGTCGGGGTTGCTATTGCCGGCGAAGACACCTCTGGGCTTGGTTATGTGACCGTTGCCAACATGGCGGCGTACACAAACAACACCATGTACAACATCGCGGAAGGGGCGGCGACTACAAACAGCGTGGATCTAGCAGGCTACAAGGGTATTGCGCGGCTGGTCATCATGAAGACCGCCGATCTTACCGGAGTGGCGATAACGAACGGATCGATCTCGCTGCAATCAGCGGCCTCTCCGACTGGTACTTATAGCACGGTGACTGGAATTACGTGGACTCTGGGCGCGTCCACCACGGCGAGCAATCGTACGATTCAGGTTCCGCTTGATATTTGTAAGCGTTACCCGCGAATCAAGGTCATACTGCTCGGCACCAACGCCGTACAACAACAGGTTGGGGCTATGCTCGTTCTGCCCCGGCTGAGTGAGTAACGATCAAAATGGAGACCTCCGGCGGCTGTAGTCCGCCGGGGGTTGATAACAATGGCGGGATGGATACAGACGGCAGCAAGGGCACAGTTTGCGGCGATACGCTCCGGGCTACCGGAGTGCGTGACGGCCGTAGTGTCCAACGGACAGACCGCGCAGGGCATAAAGGACACCTTGCGCGGGTCCGGGTCGCTCGATGCAGCCGG